ATCATGGCTGCGGTTCAGGCTCACATTGCAGAGCACTTGGGCTTCCAGTACAGGGCCAAGATTGAACAACAAATGGGTGTACCCATGCCTGCTCCTGATAGTGAAATGCCACCCGAGGTGGAAGTTCAATTGTCTAGGTTGGTGGCTCAAGCTTCTACCCAGCTTTTGCAGAAAAACCAAGCTCAGGCACAACAAGCCCAAATGCAACAGCAGGCTCAGGATCCGTTGGTTCAAATGCAACAACAAGAGTTGCAGATCAAGAACGCAGAACTTCAGACCAAAGCTCAGAAGACTCAGGCGGATATCCAGAACGCTCAGGCCAAGTTGCAGCTTGATCACATCAAGGCGCAGTTTGAACAACAGCGTTTACAGCTTGAAGCTGAGAAAACAAGACTGCAAAGTCAACTGGAAGCTCAAAGAATTCAGAGCCAAACACAGATTGAGCAGATGCGTTTACAAGAACAGCAGCGTCAAGCTAACCAAAAAGTGCAAGTAGATTTGTTTAAAAGGAACCGTTAATGGAAGAAAAACTCCTTAAACATTTGCTTAATGAATACAAGAACAAGGAGAAATCCTTGCAATTGAGTCTAGGTGACGGCGGAGCAACGGACTTTGCCGCTTACCAGAACATGTGCGGACAAATTAAAGGTCTCGTGTACGCACAAAGTATTATCAATGACCTTTTACGAAAAGTGGAGCAAATGAACGATGAGTGATCTATTAATCAGCGATGGGGTGTCAACGACAACCTTACCCGATAGCGCAGAGGAAAAAGCCAAGCAATTGCCTGATCCTGTTCGCTTTCAGATTCTCACAGTCTTACCCGAGATTGATGAAGAGTATGAGAGTGGAATTGTCAAATCAGGCACAACCATGCACTACGAAGAAGTACTTTCGCCAGTCCTTTTTGTGGTCAAGTTAGGCCCTGATGCGTACAAAGATACAACCAGATTCCCATCTGGCCCTTCCTGTAAGGTTGGCGATTTCGTTATCGTCCGTCCCAATACAGGTACACGACTCAAGATTCACGGCAAAGAATTCAGACTCATCAACGATGATTCTGTTGAAGCTGTGGTTCAAGATCCTCGTGGCATTAGCCGTGCGGCTTAAGGAGGCAGTATGACAGAACAAGTTGAATTTAGCTTCCCCGATGAAGCGGATGAGAAACCTACCCGCTTAGGAAGTAAAGTTGTCACTCCAGACGAAGATGATGCTCCAGAAATAGAGGTCATTGACGATACACCGGAGGAGGACAGAGGCCGAGAGCCAATGAAATCCCCACCCCAAGAACCCTCGGATGAAGAGCTGGAAACTTATTCAAAAAAGCAACAGAGTCAAAAAATCCGTGAGTTTGCTAAGGGTTATCACGAAGAACGCAGGGCTAAAGAGGCTGCACTACGTGAGAGAGAGCATGCGTTGGCAATAGCTAAAGCTGTCTACGAAGAGAATGAAAAACTCAAAGGGACAGTGAATGTTAGTCAATCTGCGTTGATTGACCAAGCCAAGAAGGTTGTTAATAAGGAAATCGAAGAAGCTGAACGTGCTTATAAGATCGCTTATGAGTCCGGAGATGCTGATGCGTTGGTAAAAGCTCAAAAAGAAATGACTTTGGCAGCCATGAAGGCTGAAAAAGTTAACAATTTTAAGCCTGCCCCTTTACAACCTGCTCAAAAAGTAGTACAACCTAGTTACCCGCAGGCTGCTCCTGAACCTGATCCAAAAGCAACAAAATGGCAACGTGCCAATAATTGGTTTGGACAGGACGAAGAAATGACCAGTTTGGCCCTAGCGGTGCATACAAAACTGGTTAATTCTGGGGTTGATCCCCAAAGTGACGAATACTATCAACGACTAGATACCCGAATTCGTCAAGTCTTCCCAGATAAGTTTGATTCTGGCGAGACCGCTGATACGAAGCAGCGCAGTAAATCAAATGTTGTTGCCTCTGCCACAAGAAGCGTAGCACCTAAAAAGGTCACCCTTTCTGCGTCAGAAGTAAACATCGCTAAAAAGCTTGGCATTCCTTTGGAACGCTATGCTCGTGAAGTAGCCCAACTCAGGAGAAATAACAATGTCTGAACAAAATCGTACAAGCCGTGCCGTGGAAACACGGGAATCATTTCAACGTCCTCAATCGTGGAGGCCGCCAGAAATACTACCAATGCCGGATCCAAGACCCGGTTACGTACACAGGTACATTCGTATCAGCATGGTTGGTCAATCAGATCCAGCCAATATTTCTTCCAAGTTTAGAGAAGGATGGGAACCCGTCAAGGCGGTTGAATATCCTGAACTAATGGTACATGCTTCAAAGAGCGATGAGTTTAAAGGCAATATTGAAGTTGGTGGATTGTTGTTATGTCGTATTCCAGAAGAGTTTATGAAACAGCGAGATGCTTATTACAACTCGCAAAACAAAGCGCAGATGGAATCCGTAGATAACACATTCATGCGTCAGAGTGATCCTCGCATGCCTCTCTTCAAAGAGAGATCAAGTAAGGTCACTTTCGGTTCTGGTTCAATTTAAACAGGAGTCCTTAAATGGCTTATCCAACAGTTTCGGCCCCTTACGGCCTAAAGCCTGTTAACTTGATCGGTGGTCGTGTTTATTCTGGTTCTACCAGAATGTTCCCTATCGTGAATGGTTACAGCACATCTCTCTTCAACGGTGACGTTGTTGACTTGGGAACCGGTAATAACATCGGTGCTTTGGTCACAACCGGTCTTACATACAGCAGCACATCAGCCTCTAACGGCACTATTGGTGTATTTGTTGGTTGTGAGTACTCAACAACTGGCGGCCCAATTTACGGCAAAAACCGTTATCAATTCTGGCAAGCCAGCACATCCGCTCCCGATGCAATCGGTTATGTCGTAGATGATCCTCAAGCAGTGTTTAAAGCAGCCGTTGTTAACGGTGGCTCTGCACAAAGCACAACGATCCTTTACGCTAACAATGCTTTCATTGGTGCTAACGGGTTCTATTCTGGTGCAGGTGGTTCAACCACTACTGGCGATTCTGCTGGTGGTATTGCTCTGTCAGCTTCAGCTACAACCACATCCGCAATCACTCCCGCTACAGGCGGCGCTCCCTTCCGTATCGTTGGTATAGTACCTGATACAGCAGTTAGCGTGGCGCAAAATGCTACAACTAGTTCGACTACAGTTACTCTGTCGTCTTCTAATTCAGCAATTTACCCCGGAATGGTTATTTCTGGCCCCGGTATCAACCCCGGCTCGAACACCTATGTAACCACCGTAAACGGTACAACAGTGACAATTAACCGTGCAGTAACTACTGCTCAGTCTTCTGCCGCTGCGTTTACATTCACAGGCTATCCCGAAGTATTGGTAACTTGGAACTTTGGTTTCCACAGCTACTTCAATGCTACAGGCGTTTAATTAAGGAGCTAAAAAATGGCTATTTCACGTGCACAACTATTGAAAGAGTTGCTCCCCGGATTGAATGCATTGTTCGGTTTAGAGTACGCTCGCTACGGCGAAGAACACAAAGAAATCTACGAAACAGAGACTTCTGAGCGTTCTTTTGAAGAAGAGACCAAATTGTCAGGATTCTCTGCAGCACCAGTCAAAAACGAAGGCCAAGCCATCGCTTATGACAATGCTCAAGAGGCATGGACAACTCGTTATAACCACGAAACCATTGCTCTTGGTTTTTCAATCACTGAAGAAGCGATTGAAGATAACTTGTATGACAGCCTTGCTGCTCGTTATACAAAGGGCTTGGCTCGTGCGATGGCTTACACCAAACAGGTTAAAGCTGCTGCCGTATTGAACAACGGCTTCAACTCTGCCTATCTTGGTGGTGATGGCTCTCCTTTGTTTGCCACTAACCATTCTTTGGTTAACGGCGGTACAAATGCCAATACGCCCACTACACAAGCTGACTTGAATGAAACTTCTCTTGAGAGCGCAGTTATTCAAATCGCCGCTTGGACAGATGAGCGTGGTCTTTTGATCGCTGCTAAACCCAAGAAGTTGATTGTTCCTCC